GAGTGGACTTGCTGGCATAGGGCTGCGGCGAGAATGTGTTGGCTGTTGCTGGCATCTTGATCTCCTTCTCAGCGACTCAGCGCAAAGCGCACGACACGCGCGCACGCGGCCTTGCTGAGGTTCGGGTGGATCCTGTGCACGCGGTCGATCGCCTCATCCGTGGAGAGAAGATCATTGCGTTGGTGGATGATGCTGTTCACGTGGTGCCCGCTACGACTTACCCCCACACTCTGCACCAACGCCGAATTTTCCGCTAGAGCCTTGCGTTGTGCTTTCTCCACTGTCTTGAGCGACGCAAACGCCTTGCTCAAGATACCCCACACACAGTCGGTGTTCACCGGCGCATTGGTGATGGCCACGTTGCGGACCTTCGCACGAACGATGCGGTTGCCACCATCACGTTCGAGCACTTTGCCCTCGATGCTGAAACCCAGACTCCGAGGAGCGCCCGACTTCTTCATCGACTTAGCCAGCTCCCACACCTTGTCTGCTGGAGCATAACCGACGAGCAGGTTGCCTTCGGTCCACCAGCGGCTCTTCTCCAGACGCGCGACGCGTGGGTAGCCGAGGACTGCGGAAGTCTCCTGCTTGTGGTTGTCGTTGAAGTAGCCGAACGAGACGAACTCGCTGAAGTCGAGGCCCTTCGCGACGACGACTTCGTCTTGACGATCGAGATTCTCCGTCGAGCACCAACCACCGATCGGGCGAGTCGATTCGATGTCGACTCCAGCCTTCTCGATCACCTCGACGCATGCAGGAGCCCAGACGGTGAACTCGTCCTGCTCCAAGAGACGCTCTACGTCTTCACGCATCGGCAACTCGAATATACACGAACGTCACGAAGGGATGCGTAGCAGGTGCAGGGGGGTCTCCACAACAGGATCGAAGTAGGACCTGTAATTTGGGAAGGCGTGAGGGCTGTCCTCACCCTTGCTGCAGACCTTCCAGGGGAGCCGGTAGGGGTAGTCGAGGAAGAACTGGACCCGTAGGTATGCGTCCTCGATCTCGTCGGGGAGTAGGTAGTCCCCGAGCGCATCGTTCAGGTCAGCTCGCGTGAGACGATCGAGCGGTTCCCACGTGGTCCCGAAGTCCACCGACCGTCGGAACAGGTATTTGTGGAACACGTTGTGGTAGCGCTCGAACGCCTTGCCGAACGAGACCGCATTGTCCCAAGCGACGATGTGGTAGGCCGGGCGATCGTTCTCCGTGTGCATCACGAAGCCGACGTTGTTCGCGTGTCGATCGCGCACACCACCAAGGATGTCGACGGCTAGCAAGTTCTTCCAGAACCGCTGCGGCACCAACGCGCACGTCTCTGCGAGGAGGGCTCCCCAGTGCTTGCTGTTGACGTCCTTCAGCTTCGGCTGCATCTCGTTGAGGTGATGTGCTGGAACGTGGACCTGCGCGGAGGCGAACTGCCCAGGCATGGCCTTCAATGTGATCACGGTCTCCGGCACGAGGTCACCGAATCCGAGCAGCTTGGCAGCGCGGTAAAACGCAACCTCACGGGTCGGGTGCAGCGCCGCAGGGATCCCGCGCTGCTTGCGGTGCCCACTCGGAAGCCTGTCCTTCGACACCTTCACGATCGCTTTCACGCCGTTCTCGTACGTGGCGATCAGCGCGCCGCTCTTCCCGCCTGGAGCGTCCTCCAGCTTCTTGGGCTTCTCGCGTGTGACGAGGCTGGAAAATGCCGTCATGGTTCCTCACACTCGTGCGCAGCGAGCGCCTTGTCGAGCACTTCGACAGGAACCGACTTGTTCACACCGATGTAGATCATCTGTCCCTTGGAGTTGAACCCCATCCCCTCCGGCAGCACGTGCAGCTCGCACTGGCAGAAGGGGTGGACCGCCCCAATGGTGGCCTTCCACTCCGTGCGTAACTTGCCCGAGCGAGTAGGTCGTCCAGCACGACGTCCGACGTTCGTACCGTTCGCGAGCAGCTCGCTGAGCTTGAACACGCGAGGTGTGATGCCATCAGGACGGAGGTAGAGCAGCACGCAGAACTTGCAAGCGTCAGGACGCGGACGCTTGAACGCGCGAGGATCGCGGTTCGGGCTGCGATGAGCGAGCACGATCGCCTTCGCCTCCTCCTTCGCGTTGTGCATCTCGGTGTGAGCTGTGCGCAGCCAGTCTCGCTTCAGCTCCTTCATCGCATCGCGAAGACGCCGAGCAACTTCCTCTGCTGCTGCACGAGACTCTAGTCCATGCGTCAGCTCACGCTGGAGCTTGGTGAGACGACGACGACGAAGGTTATCGTCCACGTCGACCAGGATGTGGCCTGTGAGCGTGTCGAGCCGGTTGCCGAGTCCGCGGACATGCTGACCCATGCGATCACGAAGGATCGCGACCGCCTCGCGCTCTGCTTCGGTGATGACCTGCGGGTTGTGCTTGACCTGCCGCCAGAAGTCATCTGGCGAGAGCGCCTTGTGCGTACCATCGCCTGCGATGACTCCGAGCGTGTGGACCGCCAACGCGATGTCCTGCGGAAGCATCTTCTCATCACGGATCTTGCCGGTGAAATGCAGCCGCTCGTAGTCACCATGATCGATCGCTGTCGGTCCGAACATCTCGGCGATGTACGCGAGATGCCCATCTCGGATCGCCTGCGTGATGGCACGGCGTTGAAGGGGTGTGAGGAAACGATCCGCCACTACTGCTGCGCCCCTTCTTCTTCTTCCCTGGCAACGACGATGTCCGGGCAGTTGACCGGAGCGAACTCACGCATCTTGAGCGGCTCTGGACCGAACAGCTGCTGCTTCTCCTCGTCCTCCATCCGCTCCCAGTGACCGTTGGTGGCGAGCCAGCTCGGCTGCTCCACACCCATCCGGTCGCAGTAGAAGCGAAGCGCCGGCAGGACCTTCTCGACGTACCAGCGTCGCTCCTTCGGTGTGTTCTTCACGACCTTGTTCTTGATCGGGTCGGAGAAGGCTTCGAGCCTCTCGTTCAGCTCCTCGGCGCTGTGGATCATGAGCACCGACGATGGAGTGATCACGTGCAACCCACCACCATCGTCACCGACGAGATCCAACATGAAGTAGTCGTCCCGGTTCGCCATCTACTTCTTCGACCTTCGCTTCTTATGCTCCGGCCGGTCAAGGTGCGCGTTCGCGTGGTTCAACGCGGTGACGAGCCGATCGACCACCTTATCGAGGTGCTTGCGCACGAAACCGACCGCTCCAGCCCACTGCTCCGACTTGCTGCCGATCGCTTGGATCACCGCCTCTCCAAGCGAGCCAGGACCGATGTCCGACTGCGGCTCGTTGGAGTACGAGCGCGTGTCAGGATCCCATCGACGGTGCAGCTCGGCTGCAGCATAGAGCAGCATCAACTGCGAGGCTGTCAGCTCGGGCAGCTTCTCCTTCTTGCCGATCAGAGGATTCCCCTGCTCGGTGAGGAGGCGATCATCCAGCACGATGCTGTCCTTGAGGTGAGGGCGATCGTGAGCGTGAGCGTGATCGTCGACCATGCTCGGCTTCGAGAAGAGGCCGAGCTTCTGCATGCCCGCGATGACCTCATCGACCTGCTTCATCGGATCCCACCCGCTGGTGATGTGATCGGCGACGCTGTTGGTGTCCTTCTGACACTTGCGGGCGTTCTCGAAGAACTTCCGCGTCAGCTTGTTGGGCTCGGAGGTGTAGTCGTTCTTGAAGTCCTCGCTCTCCTTGAGCGCCTCGTACTTCGAGAACACGTTGTCCAACAACGGCCGGATCTGGTCGTTAAGCATGGTGTTCCACGCTTCGTCAGCATCTTCGACTTCTGACTCATCACCCATGAACAACGACCGCTGCGCAGCGAAGAACTCGAACACCGCCTCCTCGTACGTGAGCTTCTGCCCACCGAACCGGAGCTGGGTGATGTCGCCAGCCAAGTCCTCGCGCGTGAGCTGCGCGCAATCGAGGAACGCGTTGAACAGCGAACCGGTCTTGGTGCTGGTCCCGTACCAGGCCCCGAGGAACCGCAGCTCCGGCTTGTTGAATCCGTACTTCCCACCCTTGTCCATCAAGAACGCGGTCAGATCTTGATCGATGTTGGGTAGCCCCATGAACGGGTGAGGTCGGTAGTGCCCGATGTTCGGCGTGGTGTGATCCTGGGTCGCGCGCTGCTTGTACTGAGGCATCGGCTGCTCGCCGTACCGGATGTGACCCGCCCCATCGCGGTACCACTTCCCACCCTTCGCACCAGGCGTGTACACCTGCTGCCCTGCCTTCGAGATCGCCTCCCAAGGCTTCCTCCCAAGGTCGAGCACGAGAGGCTGCGAGCGAGCAGATCGGCGAAGGTCGGCATGCCGGAGCACGTCGCTGACCTCGCTGCAGATCATGTCCAGGCGCTCGTCGTATGAGGCGACAAGCCGGTCCAGGAGATCCTGAGCTACCCGGTGCTTTGGCGGATGAACGCGAAAACGGAGCTGAGCTTTGACGATTACGTCATTGCCCAGCTCCGCTCCGTCTCCGAACAGATCGTCGAGGTCCACGACCTCGGTTGTATCAGACCAACAGCCGCGAGAGGTCGTTGTTCAGATCCATCGGCTGCGTTGCCTGCTGTCCGAGGGCACCTTGCGCCTCGGCAATGGACTTCGCGATGGCGGCATCCGAGCCAGGAGCGCCGTCGTAGTCGACGTACTGGACGAAATCCGAGCCGCGGACGGACATCCCCTTCTGAGCCACCTGCACTGGCTTGGGCGCATCGGGAGCCTTCTTCGACTCGGCCTGCGCCTGCGCGACGCCTCGCATCGAGACGCGGCCGGGATTGGCTTCCCGCTTCGGCGGCAGCGGCTGATGCGCCGGGGTCTCCCCGTAGTCACCCTTCTCGACGCCACCATCGTCATCATCATCGAAGGACCCGGCATCCGACTTGTGAGCCTTCGAGCCCTTCGAGCCCTTCGAGTTCTGGACGCCACACACCTCATCGGTCTTCTTCGCGCCCGGGACGCCACGCGGCTGGCTCACCTGGCCGCGACCATCACCACCGGCCATCGTGCGGCCCTTGGCGTTGGCGGTCGCGATGTCCGACTTCGTGATCGGGGCTTCGCAGTGAGGGCAATCGACGAGGTGCTCGTCGTTTGGGATGCCCAGCTCGGACTTGAAGAGGTCGTTGAAGTTCGTCTTGGACATCGATGCGTCTCCTTGTGACTTGTGTACCACGTTCTTCTTCTTCTTGAGCGTCGGTTCTTCCAGGCTCGAAGCGTGACCTCCGCATGCCTTGACCGCAGGCTGCGAGCGCTTGGACGCCTTCGACCGCATCTTCGTGGCGCGCTCCTTCACCTCGGGTCCGTGGACGCCGGGGAGGTAGGTCGTGGCAGGAGGGAGCTTGCCGCCAGGCTTCGGCATCGCCTCCATCGCACGGTTGAGATCCTCGACGCTCACTGAGCCACGGTTCGCCGCGCGCAGCGCATCTCCACCGGAGACCTTGCCGTAACCGGCGATGAGCGCCTTGATCGCAGCGAGCTTCACCAGGATCGACTTCTCGTAGAACTTCCCTGCGCGGAGGTTGGTGCTCGCCTCCTGGTCGGAGATCGGCTTCATCTTCACCGTCGGCTTCTCCTTGCGCGGGAACTTCTTCGTCGAAGGAGTACCAGGCGCGGACGGAGCACCACCCTCTGCCTTCATCATCGCGTTGTAGTAATCGCTGACCGACATCACCCTGACTGACTTCATGGACTCCGCCTTTCCGACGTGCTGCAACGCGATGTTGACGTGCTCCGGGACCTTCTTACCCTTGGACGGCTTCCCGACGAACCCGAACTTGGTCACGTCCTTCGCATGCGTCGGATCAACGTGAACCGGCTGCGGTGTGCGAGCTGCCATCCGATTGGACTGCAGCGAGGTCTTCTCGCGGTTCGACATGCCAAGGTGAGGACGATCGTGAATGTGGCCGGTCGAATCTCTCGGTCGAGTATCACGAGGGCGATACAGAGCGTGGATCTGAGCGGCGGTAGCCTTACCGAACGCGGCGAGCTGCGACCGGCGAGCTGCACGCTTGCCACCACCTTGAGCGCGACGGCGGAGCTTGTCGGTCAAGCGGCGATGTTCCTCCTCCAACGGATCCATCGCCTTCTGAGCGACCAGCGTTCCCGACTTCGGTGGAGCAGGAGTCGATTGCTTGGGCCGAATGTCACCAGCGCCTGAGAACTTGGTGTGTGCACTCGGCACAGTCCTCGGATCAGTTGGACGAGTGTCCGTATGCTGCTGAGTGATCGGAGCCTTCGACCGACGATCGAACGTGCCCACCGTGCGTGGTGCCTCGCTCTGCGTCCGAGGCTGCTTGAGCACGTCAGGCACCTTCACCTCTTGAACATGCGTGACCCGCCCACTGAACTCGCCGCGCTGCGGAACGGCGACGTGGGTGTCGTATGGACCCTTCGCCACCTTCTGTCGATCACGCATGGTGGCTAGCCTACTCCAGGCTGGAGCTGCTCGTACAGCGTTCCCCAGTAGTCTGGATCGAGTCGGTGCTTCGCGCTGAACCGCTTCAGGTGAGATCGCATGAACTTCGCGAATCCTTCGCGCCCGAGCTTCTTCGCACACCGCTGGAGCGTCCGCATGGACACACCGAGCTGATTCGCTAGCTCGGACGGGTTGGCGTTCTTCGAGTCGTCATGCTGTGTGATCACGAGGGACAGAGGCTGCGCTGGCTTCCCGCCACCACCAGCACCAGCACCAGCCTTCTTCTTCTCATTCGGGTACGAGTAGCGCGTCTTGCCACCAGCTCCAGCCTTCTTCGAGGAAGACTTCTTGGAGGGCGTCTTCTTGACCTTCTCCTCCTTCGTCTTCTTCGGGAGGGCCTTTTGCACGACCTGGATGGAGACGACGAGCGCAGCCGGAGGTGTGAATGGCAGCATCATCTGCTTGTTCGCAACGGTGAGAGACACGCATGGGAACTCGACGGCGAGAGGTGGGAAGCGCTTGAGCGGCGTGCGTGCCGTCGTCTTCACGTAGGCGAGCGTGACGTGCGGGACGTACCCGTGCGCGTTGCTCGGCTCGATCCCTTCAGCCGCCAGCTCCTCCAGCAGCTTCGGACGCAGCCGCGTGATGTCCGGCGAGTCCACTGACAGGTAGACGACGTCACGCCCCTCGCTCGTGTGGCTCGCGCTGAACCGACCGACACCACCGAGCGTCGCTTTGATCGGACCTGCCTGCTGAGCGAAGCGCCGCACAGCACAGACGGCAGCGCTCTTCTGCTCGTCTGTGAGGTTCTTGCCGAGGTACGCGAACGTGATGTGCATGCTCTCTGGAGCCTCACCACCGGCCAGTGCGATCTGCTCCGCAATCTCACGCGGAAGATGCAACGACACCATCGTGCCGGTGTGAACTTCGGCCTTCGACAACAGCTTCATCTTCGGTATCTTCGGAGCATCATCTCCGGTGTCCGTGATGTCGGTGCGCGGCTTGCCAACCATCCCGCGCAGCTTCTGGTAGAAGGATGGCTTCTTGATGGGTGTGCCGTCCTCCTTGTACGTCGCGAACCCTCTCGCGACTTCTCTATCAGGGTCGCTCTTCACGATGACCAGCTGCGGCGTCGACAGCTCGCGATCGACCTGCCTCATCTCACCATCAGCAGCATGACGGCGCTGCCGCAAGGCGATCCCACGTTCGTGATCGGACAGCCGGTCGAACGTCTTCCACACGTTCTCGTCATCGACCTTCGCCTCACGCACCGAGATGCCTCGGCTGTCGAGGGCGAAGTAGTAGGGTGTCCCCTTCGAGTCGATCACGCCGGTGTACGCATGGTTCGAGCGCTGGAACGCTGAACGCGACACCTCGACCGGCGAGTAGCGCACGAGGTCGTTGCGGACCTCTTGGTACAGGCTCGGAGGCATCCGCGCGCTATCCAGCTGGAAGGCGGGCTCCATGATCTGGCCGTGCACCCACAACGAGAAGTCGCGCGGCTTGGTGAACGACTGCGTCGGATACGGAACCTCGTCGATCGACGGACCAACGGGCCGGATGAACAGGCTACCCCGATGGATGAACTGGTAGGGCGTGGTGCTCATCGCAGCCCTCAGCCTAATCGAGATCGATGGTGTCGAACAGCTCCGCCTTCTTCAGGTCGTCGCTGCGCAGCGAATGGCTGACGACAGAATCCCAGTCGTCGATGTGGAGCTGCGACAGGGTCTCCGGCGACGGACCGCTCGACTCGTCGTCATCACCGCCTGGAGCACCACCACCACCACCTTGAGCGCCGGCAGCGTTCGGCTCTGCGAACTGGCGAAGCTGGTCGGCTCCGTGCTCCTCCTCATCACCAGGAGCCTGCGAGAAGCGTGGAGGTGGACCGCCTTCCTCTCCACCAGGAGCGCCGCCGGCAGGCTGCTGCGCCTGCATCTGCGCCATCTGCTCGGCCTGCTCCTTCTGCATCTTGTACCCGATGTACGTCGCGTTCATGACGTTGTCGCCGTACTGCACGGACGGCAGGTCATCCATCGCGCGCACCTCGTTGAGCGTGTGCGTGTTCTGCACCTGCTGCATGCGGAGCTGCTGAGCCTGCTCCTCGGTCTTCGCATCGAGGCCAGCGAACACCAGCTCGAAGCGTGGATCGATCTTCCACACGACGTGGCGGTTGAGTGTGTCCTCGACGAAGTGCATCAGCGGCTGCAGGCCGCGATCCTTCGACGACTTCTGCTGCGCCTCGTTGTCGGACATGAACACAGGCTTCTGCCCGACACCACCGCGGAGGTCGAAGTTGATCTCAGCAGGATCGATGCGGTAGAGCGCACACGTGATCTTGCAGAGGTATTCCATCCACATCTGGTAGCCCATCTCGGTGTTGCTCATCCCGGTGGGAAGCCACTGGACCTCCTCCGAGTTCATCATCGGCGTCTTCCACGCGTTGTTGACGCCAGCAACCTGCGAGTGCCACTGCCTCTTGAACGCCTCCCACTGCACGGGCGGGATGTTCCCCTTGACGTTGAGGATGCCCTTCATCGTCGAGCCCTGCGAGAACATCCGGCGGTTCCACTCCTCCGCCCAGAGGTGGCTCGTGATGGTCGTCATCAGCGTCTCGATCTCAGGCATCCCGTAGCCGTACGTCTTGACGTGCGTGCGTGGGTTGCGGACGGCGAACGCCATCTCGTCCATGGTGAACTCGGCCGTGATCGACGCGTTGATCACCTGGACGTACTGGATGCTCTTCCGCAGCTCGTTCACCTTCAGAGGTGTGCCCTTGAGCTGCTTCGGGGTCGCCGTGCGGATCGTGTCGCTCGGCACCGCGTTGAACGAGAACACACCACCACCACGCGTGCGCACCGTCTCGAAGCACGCCTGGTCGTAGGTCAGCGAGTCGCGCACGAACTTCGCGATGAACTGCCTGAACCCATCCCGACCGAGGTTGTACTCGCGGCCGGTGTTCAGGATCGTCATCTGGATCTCTTCGCAGCGGTCACGCTCGCTCTGCATCAACTCGCGCTTCTTGTCTCCGCTGCGTGGTTGGATCTTGAACCCGACGCTGTACTTGTTCGCCTGCGGACGCGCGAACGCCGCGACCTGATCGATGCGCGTCAGGATGATCGGAGCGACGTATGTGTCACGCTCGCCAACCTGCCGCAGGGTGTCGTACGTGAGGTACGTCGGAGCGTTGCGATACCCCATGCCGACCGAGTCGAGCATCGCGAACGGATCGGCGAACCACGCCTTCGGCTGGTTGTCATCCGGCTTCGCCCTGGCGAGCTTCTCCTCGTTGGACCATGCCTGCTCGCGCAGGTTCTCGAACGCTGCATCAATCGCCTTCTGGATGTCGGCGGGCAGCGCGGGCGGCGTCTCGATCTCTGTGGAGGCCATGGTCACCTGTCAGCGTTCACGAGCAGGGAGGACAATGAGGTGAGGCTCCAGCCCTTGCCGTAAGCTGCTTCGGAGCGTTCGGATCCTTCTTCTTGCGAGGCTTCGGAGGTGGGCGGTTCTTGATGTGGTGCTCGGTCACTGCGCCGAGTGCCTCACGGTGCGTTTTGAACGTCTTCGCGTGAGACTTGCCGGTCGCCTTGTTGGTGTACGTGACCGTGTGTCCACCATCCGGGTGCGCACCGACCGTGTACTTGCCGTGCGAGGTCTTCGCCTCTCCTGGTGCCTTGTGCGACCACCGGAGGCTCTTCTCGGTGTCCTCCTCCTCGTGCAGATCCCAGAGAAGATCGTCGAGAGACTTGTCCACCTGGCTTGGTTGTGTGACAGGGCCAGAGGTCTTCGGTGCAGAAACCTGGCTTGGTTGTGTGACAGGACCAGAGGTCTTCGGTGCAGA